TTAAAGAAATACTAAGTACTTCTTTTAGAGATATAGGAGAAATGTTTGTATTTCCAAGAATATCTTGAGATGCGAACTGAAAGAATCCAATATTAGAAGTGAAAGATTTAGCGAACCCAATGGTAATTCCATAGTCTTCACAGACTTGGACATACGATTGAGCCACCTCCTCATCACCAATAACAATATCATCTCCCAGTACTATATAGTCTCTAAAGTGCTCTTTTTCTACTCTACAAGCAGATAAGTACACAAGAAAATGATGAATGATAGCTAATCCAGACCAGGAAGAAATAGTTCCCATGGGCTGACCTCTAGTATATCTATAGGCCACCCCCTTGAAATTATAATCTCGGTTAACTAACATGTTAACCCAAGCCTCGGCTGTATTAGTACCCATAAAAGGAGCTAAAACCTTAGTATATAATTGCTGAGGAATTAGATCCGTAGCAGATTTAAGATCATAAGATGCAATATAAGAATGAGGACGAGACATAAAGTCTTGAACTGATTTTAATTGATCGAATGTCGCATCTGCTGGGATAGTCCGTAACACAGAGAACATAGATTCCTGAATAGGTCTACAAATCCATTGGGTCCAGTAATCAGATATAGCAAACACCCGGATCTTACCGGCTGCTTCTAATTTGATAGCTAGTTTCCCTAAAGATAAAGTAGGCAGTTGCTCCGATAGAGAAATCTTTTCTTTCAACCAGAATTTTTCTAGTTGTTTAGAAAGATGCTCCATAAGAGTAACCACTTCAGGTAATCCTTCAAATCTCCAAGATTCCTTAATCCCTAGCTCAGGTTGGTACCACTCTTGTTGTACCGTTTCAATAAAAGAAAATAATAATTTATTTTTTCCTTTATGGAAATGGGCAAGAGCATCCAATCCAGAACCTATGAAAGATACCTTATGATTTGGACCAACGGTCAAAGTCATAGGAGGTTCTTCCACATCGATATTAAATTTACATTTAATATTGGAAATGTTATATTCTTCCCAGAAACTAGGGGCAAAAGCCTCTAGCTCCTCAAAAGAGTCAAACATATCTAAGGAAAAAGGCAATGATTTAACTTTCGTTAATTCATCGAATCCCGGAAATATCATTTGATTTCGAGATCCATCTTTAGGAAGATGAAATCTCGGTGCTGAAATAGAATCCAAATTAGGTTCACCATATTTTCCTACTATCGCTTTATAACTATGTAAGACGCTTGTTAAAGCTCTAATATAGACTATATTTCGAGATCGGATCAGATAACGTATCTGAGCCGGAAGGAAAGCTGGTAAACCATTAATCAATTTGATTCTCTGCCCTAACTCTTCAGTCGAAGAGAGAGGAGTTCCCGCTAAATATTGCATTACTGCAATACTAGAAATTTTTAGATATAAGATAAGTTGGTTAATACCTCTTGTCTTCTCTATAGTTTCTAGGTGCATTCCTATTACCCGAACTAATTTTGAATTAGCTCTAGAAGATTTGTGTCCCATCCAACTTAATATAGTTTTATAATAAGATGGAAAGAACGATTTAATATTTCTATTAAACGTGATCATAGATTCTTTTAGTATCCAACCTGGTAATAGGTTAAACATAAAATC